TTTTATCTAACTTTAATATCTCCAAGTAATCCCTAATAGTTAAAAATTTAAAAGAAACTTCTGTTTCTTTAATTCTAATTCTTATAGGCATCTTAGGAATCTCAGTATCCTCAAAATCCATATCTTTTAATTCTAGGGTTCTCGAGTTTTTTAAATCACAGTTAGGACAGAAAGCTTGCATTTGAAACAAAGGAGTTCCAAGACTTGCTATCTTTCTTAACCATCCAATATAAACAACATCATAGAAAGTTAATTCATATTTATCCATTCCAGTAGCCCTTACACCCTGTAAAAGATATTCATATAATTGTACAGCATCCATATTAGAGTTATTTATCTTTTGTAAATCTCCCAATGTATAAGGATTATAATAAATCCTAGTAGCTTCTGGGTAAGATAGTTTTTTAGAAGGTAGATTCTTAATCTCCACTTCTGGTAAAAATTTGTTTTCCATCCAACAACCTCTCCTGTTATCCTAAATAATCAATTACTAAAAAATTAACTGTTAATTCTCTAGCAGAGGAATCCCGAGAGGACATTTCTACTTTAACATCCCCCCTAGGAATTACTTTATATTTAGTTTCTAATACGATATTTCTCTCAAAATTTAATTTATACACAGATAAATCTCGATAGGAATCTTCTAAATAGTTACAAGTAACTCCATCATGCACCTCTAAAAACCAAGCACGTAATGATTTTTCTATTATACATTCTTCTGTATCATATATTGTCATACTTATTTCTGGTATACCTTTTTGAGAAGGTATCCTGAAATTATTATAGTTTGGTAATGCTATATCTTGGGTAACTATCTCTGGTAAGTTTTCTGTAACGGTACTAGCGGGAATGATGTAATTATCCAAAGGACTATTTATACCCCCCTGAAGTCTTACCATGAATAGATATTTAGCTCCCCAAGTAATATCGAAAACGGTGGATAAATCGTCCCTCGAAGAATTATTAACAACTCCAGAAGAAAGAAGTCTTTGAATATCGCCTACCTTATCTGACAATGCTCCTAGAGAGGATATCTTACCTAAGCTATCCTTAGCATTTTGAATTCCTTCTTTAGCTACAGAATCCGCTGTCTGAGATATCGCTCCAGTTAATAATTTAGGAGTGTATTTATCAACCATAATTAAATCCTACCTCATTCCTATTTATAATATAAATTATCTTGAGGTAGTATTTTTAAATTTAAACTCGGTAGATAGCTAAGATACGTTCTATTGATGGGTCGCTTTTAGCTAAAGCACTCGCTTCATTAACACAAGTAGCGTAAACAAATTTCTTAGATTGAGCAAAACCTTTAATAGTACAGTCTATTCTATATTGATAATAGTTACTCCCATAAATATTATTGCTAACAGTTTCTTCTTTCGTTTCCTTGGAACAAGAAATTGCTGGAGGAGTATTAAACATAACCCAAACTACAAAAGCTATGAAAGCTACTACTAAAATAACAACTGGATTAATCATCATAGCTATTAAAGAACCCATAACTAGGATACCTATCAAGATATTAGAAACAAAATTGTCTTCCTTGGTTTGGTATCTTTCTATATCTAACATAATTCAGTCCTCTATCTTAACCTTATATAATTAGTATAATATAAAAGAGGGTTGTTGTCAACCCTCTTTAAGCGTATTATGAACTTTTGTAACGTATTATACCTTTTGTCCATCTGCCAAGAAATAATCGAATCTCAAAGTTATTTCTGGGTTTATTGTAGCATTAGAATCTCCCGCAGGGCTTCCTATGGTATGAGACTGCATCCAGCAATTTTTAAGAGTATACTCAAATATCTTAGCATTTTCACTGGCTAGAGGTCTTAATACTATAGTAGGACAAATATACTCAGGTTTTCTTTTTTGGGTACCTGCCCCTGGTTTCCAAAGTAACTCTCCCCAGTCTCTGATAAATCTTTCAATGATACCATTATCACTTTCAACAAATGTTAAAGTGATGGGGTCATACGTCCTTAATCCTGCTTGGTATACTTTGTGTCCATGAATACCAACCTCTATTTCTTCATTAGAAAATTTAGGGTATTCTGAAGAAAGAGCACGAGCGTTCAAAGAATCGCTGTTGTAATTTCCAGCATTAGCTATAGCCGATGGAAGGGTAGGTATAATAACTTCCCATCTATACAGAACAGCAAAATCCTGATTGTTGATGATTTGAATTATGTCTGGTCTAGTCATCTAAAAGACTCCTATCTATATTATCCTAGTAAGTTCTGAGCTAAATTTAAGTCAAATCCAGTTCTTGTGATAACCACTGACAGTGTAATAAATTCTGCTGTTTTAGTTGGTTGCACAAATAACCAGACGTTCATTATGTTATTGTCTATATCGGCTGGAGTATTGTTTGTTTCATCACAAACAACTTTATAATCATAGACACCTTTTCTGGATTTTATGTTATCCATATAAGATTCCATACCTGTTCTTATTAATAATCTTGTGAAGTCGTCATTAAATTCAAACAGATAATCTTCTAAGAAAGCTGCTAAAGCTGGTTCTATGGTTATTAAAAGTAATCTCACGTTCAATCTATCTAGTGCTGAAGGTCTAGCAGATAATGTTTTTTGACCCCAGATAGCTATCCCTTTTCCCACAGAAAATTTAATAGGGTTAATTCCTGAATCATAGAGTAAATCCAATTCCCCTTCAGTAAATCTTCTTTTGGTGTCAAGTACATTAATCATACCTCTTTTGAAACCTGCTGGAGCGAACCATATTTCGTAATTTGAAGAGGTATCTGATATAGCTGCTGCTGCGTATCCGTCAGGTGCCACGAATATATCTCTATCATTAAACCTGTCTCTAATTTTAACGTGGGGTGAGTATAGAGCAGAGTATGAAGAATTCAGGTTAAGAGTGGTTTTTCTATAAGTAACTATGTCCGTCATATAGTTACTTGAATCTTCAGTATAATATGGAGTAGACAATATACCAACACAGTCTTTTCTGCTTTGGCACAAACTATCTATAGCTTGTTGATATGCTACGGTAGCCCATCCTCCGTCCATTATTACTGTTAAAGGTATCTCTGCTTTGTTATTCAATGTATTAAGAGCACTAATCATATTAGTATCAGTTACTGATAATCCGTCTAATGCTCCAGTTAATGTCAAGAAGGTAGTTTGTTCTTTTATAGTCTCAGTACTGACAAGAGAAGTATTATCTATTGCCCTAATATAACTAGAACCTAATAGAACATCTTCTATGTAGATGTTTTTACCATATCCATCTTTAGCATTTACATCTCTCGAACATGTAAATACCTCTAAAGTTTCTCCAGTAGATTGTTTATACACTTGAATCTGAAACGCATCTGGTTCTTTTACAACGTCTGGACTATTAGCATAAGTAAATAATTTTATCTCAATATCATTAGCCCAAGAACCTTGATTAGCTCCTGTTATAAGGAATAAGTCATCTGATTGAAATTCATAAGTTTGTGGATTTACTAAACTGTTTCTAAAAATGGTACCGTCTACTACGTTACTAGCTAATGTTTCGGATACTACAACTTCTGTATCTCCTGCTACTAAAGTAGCACTTACTACTGTATAAACTCCATCATTTCCCGTAGAGCCTTGAACTCCTATTTTATCTCCAACATGACAAAAAGATGTTAAATCTGTAGCCATTGTGAATTTTTTGTTAGGTTGGTCTACTGCTGTAATAGCTCCTATCTCAACATCAGTTAATTGGATGTTGGTATTAATAGTAGATACCTCTTTGTATATGCTACCGTCTGCTGTAGCATCGGGAACAACTTCGGATACTACAACTTCTGTATCTCCTGCTACTAAAGTAGCACTTACTACTGTATAAACTCCGTCATTTCCAGTAGAGCCTTGAACATTTATAGAAGTAACTCCTGTAAAGGAAGCTGTTAAATCTCCAGTTAATGTGAATTTTTTGTTAGGTTGGTCTACTGCTGTGATAGCTCCTATTAGAGTATTAACTAATATAGGAGTTTTTCTCACAACTAAACCACCGTATGTGGAACCATTATCGGCTCTTACAACCCATAATCTATTAGCTTTTGATAAATAGGCTAAGGCAGAATAAAAAGCCATATTATATCCCACTTCTACTCTTTGATTAGGAGTAAAATAGTTTAATAAGTCTGTATCCGAAGTTACAAATATAGGCTTATTAATATCACCTTTTGGTGCTGGGATAGCTATAGCTGCATAGGTTCCTAAAGAACTTGGAACCCTTGTAGAGATATCAATCTCTTTTACATTTATGCGAGGTGCTGTCATTATTAATTCTCCCGTATCAAATTATATTAATTTTTGTACTTTTAGCAGAGGATTAAGTGCTCCTTCTATATCTGAGATTTTCTCAACAAAGAAACTTTCTCTAGGAGATACTACTTTAGGTTCCCCCCTAAGAACTATATTTATAGGGTAATCTGCTCTGGAAACGATTTTTGCTTCAAACATTTTATTATAACTCCTAATTAATACTTCAATCCTATTTATAATATAAACTATCAACCATCTATATTTATTTCCTCGTATGGTTGGTTCATAATTAAATTTCCCATATCTGGAACATTTTTTATCTTTAAAGATATATGTTTTATTAGCTTAGAACTTGCAATTCCAGAAGGACCCCCTGAAGCATTTTCTTTTTTTATGACGGGATACTCTAAATTAAACGAATTAACTAAAAAGCATATTTCCCCTCTTGATTGGTCGTTATAGTTTTCAAATTGGTTAGATTCAATATCTTTTAAAAATATTGTAGCTGGAACTTCCATTATCGTATTTTGTTTAATCATGATTCCATCAGCTATAGCAGAATTTATAGATTCTTGAACTATTATTTCTGTGGTTCCCGCTACTATGATTGAACTTACTACGGTATAAGAACCGTTATTACCAGTAGAGTTTATAAGTAACAGAGAGTTTAGAGGTTCTAAAGTAAATTCTGCATTCAAAGTAAATTTTTTAAGTCCTTGGTCTACTCCAATTACAGTATCCAAATCCAAATAATCTGTTGGAACTTGATAAGTAGTCTGATAATGTTTGGTTCTGTCGTAAGCCATTAAAAAATATTCTTCAAACTCCATTAAATAGGTAGGGTCGTTAGATACCCAACAAATATTAGTTTGAGCTTGCACATTCTTAACAGTATATAAATCTGCCGATAATGCTCCTACGTTTCTATGAGATGCTTTAAATTGTCTTGGTTGTGTGGGAACAGCATTTAAAACTCCTCTATTATACATAGCAAAAATAAAAGGTTCCCCCCTATCCTCATAAACAAATTGAGATAATCTTTTGTATACCTTGTCTTCAAAGCTAAAATTAATATTATAAAAATAATGCTTGTTCCCTATATCTGGAAACTCTAAAAAATTAAAGCCAGAATTAACTTTCATATCTATAAAGAATCTTTGTACTGCAAACTGATAAAACATATTCTTTCCTTTAAGTAAGTGGACGTAAGTATTGTTTAATCATAATAGTGCTGTGGTCTCCAGTAACAACTCCATTAGCATCTGTAGCTAAGGCACCAGTAACCACTTTATCTATTTCTGTTTGGAAAGACATCTTAGCCCCTCCTAAGAAAGCATCTATCCTAGCTCTTGGGGGTATCCTTTTCTGTTCATGAGTTATTATGTAAGGTCTTTCGTCTCCAAAGAAGCTTTCAAACTGAGTTAAATTTCCTCTCATAGCATCTGGTTTTATAAAATTAACTATAAGGATTTTTCTATTCGTTTCATCTGGAATAGCCTTATATCTTACTTTTCCAAAATCATCAAACATATCATCCAACTTATCTGGTAAGTATACACTACAAGGGAGTCCAAACAAATCTTCGTATATGTCTAAAATATCTGGTGTTAAATCCGTAAAAATCTGCAATAAATCTGTAAGAATTGACGACATCTAATAATCCTCTCAATCTAAATATAATATAAAACAAAAATGGGACAGACCTCTCGGTTGTCCCTTAGTAATTATAATATAAAATTATCTTTCGTTTATGAGATTATCTAAATGTTTACTAAAATAGAAGAGAACTTCTCTTTTATCAGACTCTGTAGCGTGGTGGTATTTCTGTATCTCTTTCCATACCTCTTCTTTGCTCAAATCCTTCCATCTATTTTTTATGTTGTTCTCTATCCGTTCTATAGTTCCAGTATAACCTGTTTTATGATTTCCTCCTCCAAAGTCTCCTACCCCTTCATGTTTCTTTTTCTTTTTAGTCGATTTCATTTTCTTAGAGGCACCAGCACCCGATAAGTTATAATTCTGACCTCTGGCATCTACTACGCTCAAAGGAAGTTTAGGAAGTGCTCCTAAGTCAGCTACCGTTCCGTCCTCTTGTATTTTTGCTCTTCCTACATTTATAGCTTGTATTAAATGTTCTTTTACCTGTTTAGCTCTTTCTACTACATCGTCGGATGCTCCGTAGGACATTCCTTCGTCTTTTATTATGCTGTCTAAGGTCTCGAGAGAATTGTGTATATCGTCAAGAGTACTTTGTAGAGTATCTTCATATATATCATAGTTTTCGTTTATTACTTTTTTTATTCTCTTGAAAGACATTTTTATTACCATCCATCTTCTTCGTTATCGTAATCATCGTAACTGTCTTCTTCTGACTGTTCAAAATGGATACATCCAAAGTTCATACCAACCATGTGGTTTCCTTCTTCTACATACACTCCAGCACCATCTATGTTTAGTTCATTATGTTCATTGACATCTTCGCTAGTACATTCACCCATCAGTCTGGAAGATTCATTCTCTTTATAAAATTTACACTCGTGGCAATACCCAGTCATTATTCTTCCTCGTCTCCAGATAATTCTTTGTGTAGTTGTACATAGTGGTCATAGTTATCTAAATCTGCTTTAGACACTGAGCCAACACCCATACGTCTTCCTTCTTTTTGAGCTTGCATAGCTTTAACCTTAGCTATAAATTTAGCTTTCTCTATCTGTTCTGGAGTTCCTGCTCCGACAGCACCTCCAGTTCCACCCTGAACATCTATCGCATGGAGTTTAGGAATGTTATTTTTTATATTATCCATAAAGCCTTCACTTTTTTCTGGACGGAATTTAACTTTAAGTTTATCCATGAGAGCATCAGCTTTATTACCAATCTCTGGGTCTTCCGATTTATGCCAAACTTTAATATTGTTTAAAGCTCTTATTACCTTGGCATACCCTTTTTTATCTACTAAGTCAACATAATGTTTAAAAGGAACTTGCCAGAAGTTTTTATCCTCTGGTATCTCTAATAAATCACTATGTTTAACTTTAATCTTGACTTTGGCTTTTTCGTCGAGTTTTAGAGAATCAATCAATTGATTAATTCGTCCGAAATTTTTACTCTCCATCTTATTTTCCCCATTATCTTTATTATCAATTCTATCCATTTTATCTTTAGGAGATTCTTCTTCTCCCCCTTTATCTTCCGTAGATAATTGATTCCATTTTTTATTTACATATTCATCGTCAAAAAAAGGTATTACAAACTTCACTCCCTTATAAGAAGAATAATTTTCTTCTGCTTTGTCTCTAAAAACAAAAGTTCTTCTTACTTGAGTACTGTTATAATTTCCATCATCGTCTACTTCCATATAATGAAATATCATATTGTCATCAACACCATTTCCATATATAAAAGAAAGTTGTCCGAATTCCTTAGCTAACTCTTCTAATTCATCTAAAGATAATCCAGTAACTAAATAAGAATTTTCCAAAACTCCTTCAAAATTTCCTTGAAGGGGAAATACCCTCGTATTGGGATGAGTTTTAAATTTCTTTAAAAGAGTATAATTTCTTTTATTATTAACAGAGTCGGG